GGAAAGATCGATTGCGTGGTGATCTACAAAGTGGACCGTTTGAGCCGATCATTACTCGACTTTGCACGGCTGATGGAAATCTTCGAGCGGCAAGGGGTGAGCTTGGTGTCGGTCACGCAGCCGCTGAACACGACCAGCTCTTTGGGACGACTGACTTTGAATATTCTGTTGTCGTTTGCGCAGTTCGAGCGCGAGATCATCGCGGATCGCACGCGAGACAAGATGTCGGCGGCGAGGCGGAAAGGCAAGTGGGTGGGAGGCATCCCGGTGCTGGGGTACGATGTGGCGCTCGGCGGCGGCAAACTAACGGTCAACCATGAAGAGGCTCGGCACGTGCGCGCCATCTTCGCTCTTTATCTGGAACTGCAATCAGTTGACAAGCTCCTGGTCGAACTGCAGCAGCGAAGATGGCTGAACAAGAGAAGGAAGCGGCGAGTGGGAAACCCTGATGCGGGACGGCCGTTCACGAAGACAGGTTTGGAGCGGCTGCTGGCCAATGTAGTGTACATCGGCCAAGTGCGGTTTCAGGGGGAGAACTACGCCGGTGAGCACGCCGGCATCATAGAGCAAGTTGTATGGCGCCGCGCCCAAGAGCTTTTAGTTCGGGACCGTGTGGGACCCCCATCCCGAAGCCGAGTACGGAGCGGCAGGCGAGACGGGTCGGCTGGAGCTGCCGGGCAAAAGGCCTCCTCCCAGCGGGTACCGCGCATTGCCAGGCTGATGGCGCTCGCGCTGAAATTCGAGCAAATGATGCGAGAAGGCGTGGTGCACAACTACGCAGTACTCGCGGCACTCGGGCGGGTGTCGCGCTCGCGGTTAACCCAGGTTATGAATCTACTGAATCTGGCGCCCGATATTCAAGAGGAAATTCTATTCATGACGTGGGAAACAGCCAAGCGCTGCGGCATCCATGAACGATCCGTCCGGCAGCTGAGTTCGCAGCTACCCTGGACTGCCCAGCGGGCTCGCTGGCAGATCCTGAGCTCGGAGCACGAATCTGATTCTTTGCTCGCTAAGTGTGTGTGACCACACTCTGAAGCTGGAGCATTTGGTCGTGCCCAAGAAATATCCGTCACGGTTTCATCGTCGCCGAATCATCTTGTTAGACTGTTGGTGGGCGGAACGCACACCTGTTAGCCCCTACCACTTTGGTAAACATTGAGAGAAGCGATGGGCGACTTTTCCGAACTGACTCCAGATGCGCAGACTCGAATCAAAGCGAAAGAGGCGGCAGTCGATCAACTTTTGCATGAGGTAAGGACTAGCGAGGACCTGCTTCGCAAGCTGGACTGGCTCGATGACGCGGCACAGTTCACAGTCGACGCGACTGGAGCAAGCTTCGAGCGGGAGCACAGGCGCACCGAGGCGCGTGAAACACGAAGACTTTTCCTCAAAGAAGCTGCACGTGTGCTATTCGAGTCCATTGCCGAAGAGCACTGGAGCGCACTTGCACCCGACGCGGAGACATTCATCCAACGATTGCCGAAAATCGCCGATTACGTCTTGACCCGCGGCGGGCGTAACACGGAGGTTGTTCAGGAAACAGAAAAACGAATGCTGGAGTGGAAGGGGCGAGCGTATCAGGCTCTGGCGGACAGGGAGGCTGAAGCGGCGCCTAGGCCCGGGGTGTCCCGTTCAAAAGGACGAGGACCTGCATACCAAAAGATAACTCAATTTAAAAGCAAACATCGTATTACCGATGAAAGACTCGCCGAAAAAATGGGCATCGATCGGTCAACCCTTTACACGCTGAAAAAGGGCGAGCCAGTTAGTGAGATGACCTGTCATCGGGCAGCCAGCGTCCTGGGCTGCGATCCTTCAGAACTGAAACCCAAGAGATGATCGCTGCTCCTACTAATTTCTACCGAAACTCCTACTAATTCCTACTTTCTCCTACTGTTTTCCGAATGATTCCGAGGCAGACTTTTGATCATGACGATCAACAACACTCCTGCCAGCATGTCCCACTGCGAAACTGAACTGTGGTCCACGAACCGGCTTGTCCCATACGCACGGAATCCGCGTAAGAACGATGCGGCGGTGGATCAGATGGTGGCTTCGATCCAAGAGTTTGGCTTCAAGATTCCGGTGTTGGCGCGGAGCGATGGCCAGGTGGTTGACGGTCACCTACGCTTGAAAGCCGCTTTGAAGCTCGGGATCCGCGAAATTCCCGTAATCCTGTGCGATGAATGGACGCCGGCCCAGGTCAAAGCATTTCGTCTCCTCGTCAATCGTTCGGTGACCTGGGCCGAGTGGGATGAAGAGCTATTAGCCGTCGAGTTCGGCGAGTTGAAAGGATTGGATTTCAACCTCGCCCTAACGGGCTTTGCACCGGGCGAAGTGCAAACTTGCTTAGCGCAGCTGGAATGGAAAACCGCGACGCGTACCGAAGAAGACGCAGTTCCGCCAGTGCCCGTCTGCCCGGTCACGCGTCCTGGTGATGTGTGGGTTCTGGGTAGGCACCGGGTATTGTGCGGGGATGCCACTGGGATTGAGGCGGTAGACCGGCTGATGCAGGGCCGCAAAGCGGACGTGGTGTTCCTTGATCCTCCCTACAACGTAAATTATGACGGCCGCGGTTCCGTGGGCGAAAGCTGGCTACGTGGGCGCCAAGCGAAGGGCCAGCGGGTCAAGAAGCAACCGCGCACCATGCTCAATGATCACTTGACCGATGAGCAGTTTTTAGACTTCTGCCGGCGGCTCTTTGGCAGCTTGCGCCGGTCGGTAAAGCAAAGTGCTGGGATCTACATCTGCTGCTCCGATAAGGCCATGGTGCAGTTCCGGCAGGCATTTCAACAAGCGGGTTTTCATTGGTCGTGCACCGTGATTTGGGCGAAAGACCGATTTACCCTTTCGCGCGGCGATTATCAACCCCAACATGAGCCGATTCTTTACGGGTGGCCCGAAGGCCCGGGCCACTACTGGGGCGGGAGACGTGATCAAGGCACGATCTGGAACCTGGCCAAACCCAGGGTGAATGAATTGCACCCGACGCAAAAGCCCGTCGAGCTGATCGAGCGTGCGTTCGAAAACAGCAGCCGGGCGGGTGACCTGATTGTGGACCTTTGTGGCGGGTCTGGTTCCACGCTGATTGCGTGTGAGAAAACCGGCCGCGCAGGCAGGCTGATGGAGCTGGATCCGAAGTATGTGGATGTGATCGTCGAGCGGTGGCAGGACTTCACCGGTGAGTCAGCGGCGCTGGAGAATGACGGCCGGAGCTTTGAGCAAGTGAAAACCGAGCGCGTGCCCGCGGCAGCCTGACGACAATGCCCCGACCCAGGTTCGAACCCACCGCGGAACAGAGAAAAACGGTTGAGGCAATGGCCGCCTACGGCCTCCGCGAGGACCAGATCGCGAGTACTATCGGGCCAAAAGGTATCGACCCAAAGACCTTGCGCAAGCACTTTCGCCGAGAGCTTTTGCTGGGCGCGACCAAGGCCAATTCCAAGGTAGCGGAAACGACCTACCAGATGGCGATCTCGGGCAAATGTCCTGCCATGACGATTTTCTGGATGAAGTGCCGCAATGGATGGCGAGAGACCGAGCCCGCAGCATTGAAGTTGGTGGCAATAAATCAAAAAAACGCAGAAGGATCCCATGCAGATCTCGACCAAGCAATCACCGATGAGTTGGCTCGCGTCGCAGCCGCCAGCAACCCGGCAGAGGTTTCTGGCAAACCTGAGCCTGGAACAGAAAAAAATGCTGTTGTACAAGTGGAGGGGCTGGAGAGCGCGGCCTAATCAACTGGCGCCGGAGGGAAACTGGCGGGTATGGCTGATTTTGGCCGGTCGCGGCTTCGGAAAGACTCGCAGCGGGGCCGAGTGGGTGCGCGAACAGGTCGAGAGGCAGCGTTGTGGGCGTATTGCATTGGTCGCGGAAACGGCGGCTGACGCCCGCAACGTGATGGTGGAAGGGGAAAGTGGGATTCTGGCGATCAGCCGGCCGGATTGCCGGCCTATTTATGAACCGTCCAAGCGGCGGCTGCAGTGGCCCAACGGTGCCGTGGCTACAACGTACGCGGGCGATGAGCCGGATCAGCTTCGTGGTCCACAGCATGACGCCGCCTGGGCGGACGAGCCGGCAAAGTGGAAGTATCCTACCCTCGCCTGGGACAACATGGAGTTGGGCTTGCGTCTGGGGCCAGACCCGCGGATTGTGGCCACCACGACGCCGCGGCCCATCCAGCTGCTGAGAGATCTCATCCGCGATCCCATGACGGTGGTAACGAGGGGCAGCACCTATGACAATCTACCCAACTTGGCGCCGGGTTTCATCGATAGAGTACTGAAGAAGTACGAGGGCACGCGGCTGGGTCGCCAGGAGCTGCATGCCGAATTGCTGGAAGATGTGCAGGGCGCGCTGTGGACCCGCAAGCTCATTGAGACTACTCGTGTGGCTGCGTTTCCGTCTGAACTTTGCCGGATCGTGGTTGCCTTGGACCCAGCCGTGAGCAGCGGGGAGGAGTCGAACGAAACGGGCATCATCGTCGCCGGCCTGGCTGCAAATGGTCATGGTTATGTACTGGAGGACCTTTCTGGCCGGCTGTCACCGGATGGCTGGGCGCGGCAGGCGGTGCGCGCTTATCACCACTATCGGGCCGACCGCATCGTCGGAGAAGCGAACAACGGCGGCGATCTGATCGAGAACGTGTTGCGCACGGTAGACCCGCAGGTGTCGTATCGCTCGGTACACGCCAGCCGCGGCAAGTACCTCCGCGCTGAGCCTATTGCCGCGCTCTATGAGCAAGCGCGCATCCATCATGTCGGCCAATTTGCCGAGCTAGAAGATCAGCTGTGCTCGTTTGTGCCGAATGAGTTCAACGGGTCACCGGATCGGCTAGATGCGGCGGTTTGGGCACTGACCGACCTGTTTCTGGAGCCCGAAGAGATCCGCGGGGTAATAATATATGAGGATCGAACGAGTATCTCGCCATTTTGATTTGCGTCCGCCATCTACTTGGGCGCTCATAACGACAAAGCGCCGGGGCGTTTTGCCTCCGGCGCTATGGATTGACTCCGGGAATCGGTTCACCCTATCCGATAGGCTCGCTCGCCGCGTGAGTTCTTGAAGGACTCGATCTTGAGGCGGAGCTTCTTGCCCAGAGCGCCGGAGATAAAGCCGCGTACGCTGTGCGCCTGCCAACCCGTCGCGCGCATCAGGTGCTGCAGGGTTGCACCGCCCGAGCGTTTCAGCAGGGCCACCACTTGGGCTTGTTTCGTGTTTTTTCGGCCTGTGTGCGCGTGTTGCTTGCGCGTGGGCTTCCCGGCGGCCTGGCGCCGCGCAGGCGCGACGTCGCCGCTGTATGCGCCCGAGACGAGGCTTTGGACAGCCCTCCAGATCCGAGCTGTCGCTACGGCGCGGTTGGTGAATCGCTTGACCGGTGTCAAGCCTGGAATTCGGTTCCAGATATCGACCAGGCGGCTGCCGGCCCAATCGGCAGCCACTTGCGCAAGTTCCTTTTCGCTGGTGAACTGCTCGCACGCCTTGTCGGTGATTTCGGATGCAGAGCCGTGAGCGGCGACGTTGTTTTCAGAGTCGATGGTGAAGATCGTCATGGATTTTCTCCTGCACCGCGGTTGCGGTCATCACATCCATCACTCTGGGCGGCGCAGAAAGCAAGGCAAATGAATGCACCCAGCGAAGATTGACTTGACTACTGGCTGCTACCGAGCTATCTGTCCATGACCGGCCTCGTTACCGCAGCGCCGCACAACAGCAGCATGATTGATTTATTTGCACGCCGTTCCAAAGTCGCCACGCGCGCCATCGGCCTCGCCGATGTCCTCACCCCCGTTCAGGTCCGCGTTTTCTCCGACTG